AGAAATTACAAATATCTCATACCATTTCATATGTTTACAGCAGATTTTAACACTTTTAATCGTATTTGTGAAGTCCTTTTCACAATATTATTTGAGTTTCACGCTAATTATGCTAGTTTTCTTCCTGAAATATACAACAGAAATCAGCAGGTTAGGTTTTATGACTTTTTTGGCGAACGTATTTTACACCTTATCCTAACTAATAATTATCATTTTTTAGGTAATGTAGATATCGCACATTTAAATATACTGGATATAGATCATTATGCTTGAAGCAGACAAAATTCAATCTCATTTATTAGAATATATTAAAGATCCAACAGATCCTGAACGCAATTTTGCCATAGGTTTAGAGTATGATTTGTTAGGTCAATCAGCTAGCGCAGTCAGTTACTTTTTAAGAACAGCTGAACGCACTAATGATGAACTTTTACGTTATGAATGTTTAATTAGAGCAGCATTATGCTTTGAAAGACAAGGTTCTCGTAACTTTACTGTAAAAGGATTGTTACTTCATGCAGTGGCTATTCAGCCAAAACGCCCTGAAGCATTTTATCATCTCAGTAGGTTTTATGAAAGAAAGCCAGATGATGGACATTGGAATGAAAGTTATACAGCAGCCAGTATTGGCGAGAGTGTTGCTAAAGATATTCAGTTTGGATTACGTACTAATGTGGGATATCCAGGTCGCGATGCTATTAGATTTCAAAAAGCTCTAAGCAGTTGGCATTGTGGATTATGTGATGAGTCTCGTAGTTTGTTCAAAGAATTAATGAGTTCAAAGGAACTTTCTGAGGAATATAAAAAGATCATTTATAATAACTTAAAGTACATGAGTAATTATGTAGAGATTCCTTTTGATAATTTTGATCCGTCTAAACATCATAAATTAAGACATAAGTTTCCAGGTTCAGAAACTATTGAAACAAATTATAGTGAAGCATATCAAGACATGTTTGTTTTAAGTATGTTAAACGGTAAAAGAGATGGCACATTTATTGAAATTGGTGCTGGCAGACCTTTTTATGGCAACAATACAGCTTTATTAGAAAAGCAATTTAATTGGCGTGGCATCAGTATTGATTTAGATGAGCGTCAAGTTAGCACAGAAAGACGCACCCCATTTCTAATTAAGAATGCTTTAGAAATTGATTATGCTAAGATTATTAGGGAAATGAATTTAGGACCAGCTGTGGATTACCTTCAATTAGATTGTGACCCAGCTGAAGTAACTTTTGAAATATTGAAAAAGATTCCGTTTGACGAATACAAATTCAAAGTTATTACTTTTGAGCACGATCATTATAACACAGACAGAAAAGATTTAAGAGAATTATCAAGAGAGTTTTTAAAGTCTAAGGGATATACCTTAGTAGTAAATGATATTGCACCAGATGAATGGCGCAATTATGAAGATTGGTGGGTGTGTGCTGAATATATTGATAAGGATATATTAAACAAAATGATTATTATCAACGACAAGGCTAAGAAAGGCGAAGATTACGTTTTATCAGGTAGAGGTCAATAATGATTCCAGTAATAGGTACAGCAGTAGTATTTGATACGTATTGGGTAGCTAGGTTATTAGCCAGTGTGGATTTTCCCGTGGAGAATTTTTTCATTGTTAATAATAATGGCAAAGGCGAAATCACAGAAGATCTTGATAATTTAGCCAAGATCAAGCATAGATTTATTAAGAAAATTCATGTATGTCATATGCCAGCTAATATGGGTGTGTCATTTTCTTGGAATTTAATTATTAAAAGTTATATGATGGCACCGTATTGGGTCATTGTAAATGATGATGTAAGTTTTGGACCAGGGTTATTGGCTGAAATGCATCATAAAATAACTGGTGATCCAGAAGTGGGAATGATTCATGCCAATGGTGGAGACTTCAGTGTGGGCAGTTGGGATTTATTTTTGATTCGAGATACTGTTGTTAGAGATTATGGGTTGTTTGATGAAAATATGTATCCAGCATACAGTGAAGATGACGACTATATCATGCGTTTAGTGCATAAGCCTGTGAAGAAAATTTTAGGATTAGATGCTAATTATTATCACGGTGCTGGTGACAAAACTCAATATCATTTTTATGGTGGTAATACACGTCGACGTGATCCAGAATTTCAAGAAAAAGTTGATGCAGCTCGTGATTTAAATATTGATTACTTAACTAATAAATGGGGAGAATATTGGCGTACTTGTTGGCCTTCATTTGAGCCATGGGAAGGCAAACCTCATCACCTAAGTGAGCAGCGTTATGATTTGGAATTTATTAGAAGTAAATATGTAGGTTTTTAAATCAAGTCCATTACATCAAATACCGTTTGTAGTTTGGTTCTAATAACACGATTACTGAAACTACTACGTAATCCTTGATGTAATGGCTTTGGAGCAAAATCTATTGTAGTCCAAGACCAACCTGCGTGTTCATCACTGATGATTGGTATGAATTCATTCTCGACCAAGCAGAGATAAGTGTGAAAATTAAACACGCTGTCGTTGCTAACAAATGTTTCTAATGGTATTGATTTTAGAATTTCTGGAATAAATCCTAATTCTTCGTTTATTTCACGCATTAATCCTTGCCAAGCGTTTTCCCCAGCATCATTGGTACCACCAACTAAACTCCAAGTGCCTCTGTGTTTGCCATTGGCTTTTTGTAGTAATAAAATGCGTCCAGTGTCCTTGGCGTAAAATAATGCACCACTACAAACAATTTTTTCTTTCATAACAATATACGCCAATAACCTTTGAGGTATTCGCCTTCAAAACTCTTAACCCAACTAACACCATTCCATCTGTATTGAACGTTAGTATATATGTTGGTTAGATAGCGTATGACATTTTTTGATGTTGTACTGTCAAACAATACGTGCCATTTTGTACCAGTCCATTCAATGATATCGTTAGTATTGGCTATAAAATCACTGCCGTCTTGATTCTTCCAAGCACTGGGGCCTTGAACATTTGTAAATAATTCATATGTTATGCTGTCATCTATTTGAGCTGAATTAGTTAATCTAATTACTAATTTGCCTTGAATATTTAATGTTTCAAAATCTACTGGGATGTTATTGACATAGACCTCAGTTCTTAAAACTTTATTATAATCTATAGTAGTGTCTATTCTATTACTGGAATTTTCAGCAACAAGAGTTTCTCGTATACCGCCACCAATATTATCAATGATCAAATATCTAGTACCAACTGTAGATGCCGGTAGTCCACTATTGGGACCTTTATTTTTTGGATCGATAATAGCATCAAATGTTCCAGGACTATTAGGTCTATACTCACTGACGATATCAGTATTGCTTGGGTAAGTGTCTGTGATCCATTCTATATTTAATATAGTTGTATCTAATGGATTAATAGCAATAGTGCCAATAACTTGAGTTCCATTAGGTTGAATTAAGAATATTTTGCTATCTCTAGAGTCCCATTGACCAAGATGGCTCTCAAATACTAAATTCCAGTTAACTTTTTTTTCTGAATGTATTTCAACATTAATTAAATCATCTACGTTTGACCCGCTAGCGTCTGGATAGAATATTCTAGCTTGACCGCCATAAACAATAAGATTATAGTTGTCTATGACTGTGTTAGCAGTACCTACATTGTTTAGTTGTGTGGGGATTGCCCCTCCATCGTCTACGCCTAATCCATCAATATACCCACCGCTTCCTCTACCTATTTGACTAAACATTCCCATGGCAACACTTTGGATAACACCCAATCTCTTAACTTTACTTGGGGGACTGATCCATATAGGCATGCTTAAGGTCATACTGGCAATGTCAATAGGAGTATCGGTTCCTACAGGGATTGATCGACTACTAAAGTTTAACCCATCCATATATATCACGCTTAAACTGGTCCAATCTACATAGTTGTCAGTGGTTTGGATTTCAAGACTAGGATTAAACAACATCATCATTTGTTCTATGATTTGTAATTTTTGTTCAGTGCTGGAAGTCCAAATATCTGCCTTTACTGTAAGTTTATAAGGCGTGGGCATGATTCTTTCTATAGTATAATTAGTGCCTTCAGTACTAGTATATTCATCTCTGCCTGTTTCTGGATTATATTCTATATCACGCTCTCTTATATGCATTTTACCCACAAAGGTGGCATCTGCTAATCTATCTTTTTCCATTTCAAGACTACTAATATATACAGCAATTCTTGGCATGCTATTAATTTTATTCTCACTGTTTTGTCTCAAAATGTTTCCAACTTGACGATCTTGATCGCCATACATAACGGGCACTCTTGCTAAGGTGCCGTCCCCATATTTTACAACAAAGTTGCTGAGTAATCTTATAGTTTGTACAAGATAACGTCTTATTTGTCCGTCATAGAAGAATTGCATTAAAAATCTGCCTTAGGTTTAAGTACTTTGCTCAATGCCTGTCTTTCTGGAACTTGTTTCCCACCA